TATCAACACCATCAGAACGGTCAATGGGGACGCTAATCAGCGTCCTTTATTTTTTTGATCGCATCGATCGCCGTCCGGAGCGCCTCACGCTCAGCAGAGGACATATTGTTATAATCCTTAATGAATCTGATATCGTCCTCATTCAGATGATACTGCGCCTTGAGCAGCTTGACGATCGTATCCTCAGTCGTCGGGGGAGTATCATCCCAGCCCATGAGGTAAGAGGGAGAACATTTTAGTATTTCTGCAAGATTCACGATAGTCTCATGCTTGATATTCTTTATCTCTCCGCTTTCATATCTTTGCACAGTAGCCTCTTTGACATTGAGTTGTTCAGCAATTTCTAATAATGTTAGGCCGAGTGCATTTCGTCTTTCTTTAATTCGATCTCCAATTGTAGGCATAAATCTCACCTCATGTCTATTGACATTTACCATCAAATAGAATATAATGAGAGTACAAGGAAACAGCACAGGCTGTTTCGCAGTACAGTTTAATTATTTTACAATAACCGTCTCTGTGGTTGCGTCACAGGGCGGTTATTTCTTTATGCTCAAAACGATAATCGCTACTAATAAAGCAAAACAAATTATGTATTCCAAGCAATCACCCCCTCTCAAGGGTGTCGAAACAGCCGCCGCCGTTTCCTTGCAATACTATTATATATTATACTTTCTCAAAATGCAAGAAATATTTTGAGAAACGTAAATAAACTTACGCAAAAAGTATTGACAACAAAGAAGATGTGATGTATCATTAACTTACGTGATAAGTAAGTGATTAAACAATGAAAGGGGGTGAAAAATTTGGTAGGTAACAGTCAAAAATATCAAACGGATATCATAGCACTGAAAAAGTTAGCTCTTGATTGTGGGATCAATACGTGTACTGAATTATCCCTTAGAAGTGGCATTAATCGCAATACTATGGGAAAAGTCTGGAATGGTGAGGAACAGCCTTCGTCTAATACGATGTACAAACTCGCCGCTTGTTTACACATGACTCCTTCACAAGCAGGACTAATATTTTTTAGCCAAAACTTACGTACTACGTAAAAACTGGATGCAAGTTAAAAAGGAGGAATTATGAACAGTCCTGTATTTACGGAAGTTTCAGACAAAGAAACAGACGCCCTTATCTATACTGTGATGTACAACGAGGTTAAGCGCCTCGCGGATACGTCAAGTAAGAAAGAGCGTCAAAGAATAAGAGAGTTTATTATTGCTATCTACCGAGAAATGATAAGAGGCCATCAGCAAGAGGGGTAGTGTCAAGGAATTTTTCTAAAAAGTAGGCACCAACCACCCCTGCTAACCAAAATAATATGTTTACGCATAGTCCGCCAAGTTTACTTTTTTGAATGTTGAGTATTGCGGCAGGAAGTGTCAACCAGAATAAAGGGTAGAAGTTTTGACGAATACGGAACCTATATACTCCAATCGTTTGTTCAAAAATCTTACATAGTTTGGAGCGGTTCGTGGGTTCAGATAGCTGATTTGAAATATAATCTTGAAATCTCAGTAACCCATTATGGTCAAAAGCTATCGTCTGAGTGCCGGCTTTCTGAAACAAAACACCAATCGGCTTTGAAAATTCATCCATACGTGATGATTTATATAAGAACGCATAATAGTAAAACTTGGTTGCCAATAGGCGATAAATATTTGTGAGAAGTCTGATTACGAATACGGACAGTAATACAATTAGCACTATTTTCATCATTACCACCTCGGTAAAGGTAATTGTAACACCCAACGATTCAAAACGCAAGTTAAGGAGGTGAGGATATGCCAGAGTTAAATGGGTTTTATGAAAAGAATAACTCTACGTTACATATTGACGTGTGTAATTTGCAGGAGTTTGGAGATCTGCTTAAGCAAGCACAAAAAGAAGTCGATGCATTACAAAAAACAATGCACCGACTCGAAATGTTTACTTTGGATATTAAGTTTGCTGAGACTTAGCGTCTTTTATCAGCTGCAAGGAGGAACAATGGCAACACTCAGAATCATTGACCGCAAAGACAAGTTTCTGATCGAGGTGGACGGCTCCAAGGTGCCGTATGTCACGACCTACGAGCTGACCCGTAAGCCTTCTGGAACTGTCCTGCTCCATCTTGCTCTTGCTATGAGCGAGGTAGAGATCGAGGTAGAGAGCGATCAGATTACAAAATCGGATGAGATCGCCACGGGCTAAAGCCCTCGCGATGACATTTGAATATCTCCGGCGTTAAGCGAGCGCGCTGTCTGTCATTGTCGGTATTTCCCGTGTATCGACAGTTGATCGCCAAACCTAAACGTTCATGTGTTTACCTTCCTATAAAGAATTTGTTTTACCAATCCTACATATACAGCAAGCAGGACAGGCGGCGCGTTCACTTAACGTCGGAGGAAAGAGACCAAGCCGTGACGGCATATGATGAAAAGAGGTGGTTTTGATGAGCAAGAGCGACAAATGGTCCGCAAGGGTCTGTATAGAAGATAACGGAAAGCGGATCCCCTGTCTTTTGATCGACAGCGAAGGAAAGGTCACCCGGCTCATCTCAGAAGAAGAACAAGAGCGATATGAGCGGAAAATGCTCAAAAACATAGGGGAGACCATGAGCCGATTCTATACGGCAAATCCCGAATATCTTGAAAAGGAGTGTCAAAATGAACGAAAACAAACAGCATGATACCGCACCCGAAGAGTATATCCCGAACCCAGCTAAGCTGATCCCGCCGTTTCTGGTCGGCATCGCGGCGACGATGGCGGGAGATACGGCTCTGTTTTATAAACAGATCGCATTTGCACTGTTATGCTATGTGATCGTCGCGATCAGCGTCGTGTGGATCGTCAGAGCTGAGATGAAGAAGGAGCGCGCCGATTATCACATGTGGCGGAGTGTCAGCAAAGCGCTGAATAAGGTCGACGGATTTGAGGACAGGCTCGATAAGTTCGAGACAGATCTCAGCTTGAAAGCGGACAAGCCTGCCCGGAGTAACATCCGCCCCGGATCGCGCCAAAGCGATCGCTACAAGAAAATGGCGGGAGGTGACAGCCTTGACAGTAGGTCAGAGGATCAGACAGCTTCGTAAGGAGCGAGGATTATCGCAGAAGCAACTGGCTCAAAAAATCTATTATGGACAACAAGCTGTTAGTAAGTGGGAACGCGATAAAAACGAACCTAGTTTTAATGCGGTAAGAGCATTGTGCTCATTCTTCAAGATTACCTTTGAAGAATTGACGAAAGGAGTTGATTGAATGATCCAGCAGTACATCCTGCCGGCGATCGGCGGCGCCGTTATTTTGTTACTGATCTTCGGTTTTATCCGGAGAAACATCAAAGACTTTATTTCGGTGCTCTTTGATCTGCCGGAGGAAACCACTGAGGAAGAATACGACATGAAAGGAGAAAACCATGAGTAAAAAAGAAAAGACCGCCGGGAGCGGCAACTCCACAGCGGCAAAGAAAAAATCTTCTAAATCTATTATAGCCGAGCCGATCAACATTGTCAATATGTCCGGGGCTCAAATCATCGCGGCGGCGATCGAGCGCTTGCAAAAAGAGGATCGCGCAGTCAACTATGACCGTCACGGTCGGATTATGCACAGCGACGTCCTCAATGCCCTGTGCTGTTTCTGTGAACAGAACGCCGAATTCGCACAGGCGATCTGTCAGTCGGACAAGACCCTCGAGGATTGCATGAAGGCAGTGGCGAAAGGCGTTACGACCGGGATCTCCGATCTCGAAGCCTACAAGCGCGCGGTGCAGTTCTACTTTGCGGGCGCGACCGTCAGTTTCAAGATGCTGATCGACGTCGGAGACGGTGTGCTGAACGACGTCTCTGCAAAACCGCAGCAAATCGAGGTCGGCATGGACAGCCTGATGGATCTGATGGACTGGTGATCGGCTATGAGGAAAGAACGAAAAGAAGCGCTGATGTACGCGTTCCCGCCGGTGCCGGATACGATCATGGAGCAGATGAAAGGGCGCGGCGCGGCTAATTTCTGTGTTTTCCTTACAAGAGGACAGGAATTGTTTGTGCGATGCTATCACCGATACAGAAACGGAGAAATTGCAGAACGTCAGCGCTATGTGTTTGCTAAGGATGGTTGCGTCAGATATCGATATGATCACTGGTGTGACACCTGGAAGATTGCATCTAAATTCACAGAACCACGTTTTATTCTGCCCGGTGTATATGCTCACTATCATGATAATTCATATTGTATTCTGAACGCTAACGCATACAAAGAATCGGATATGAAATACTGTCCAATAAACGAACACATGCGTTATCCAATGCAATTTATGAGACTGTACATCCGACACCCGAATATCGAGTATCTGTTTAAAGCGGGATACGGTCATCTGGTTCATTATGAAGAGTATGATGACTTATATCGCCTATCGGAACATACCTATGTTGATGCTGTGGTCAATTTAAAAAGTAATAATCTTCTGCGAATGCTCAATCTGAATCGCACAGAATTCAAGCTGCTTCATAATAAAGAAGAACTTTACAAAGAATACATCAAATACCGGAAGTGTTTTCCAAAATATAAGTTTCAAGAGTTGATAGCACTATCGACCGCCTATGGGGAAAGGGGTATAAGCGATTTACAACAGCACGCGAATCATACAGGTTTATCGCCTTTGCGTATATCTCGGTATTTAATCGATAATGAAATTGATTATACACATTATTCCGACTACCTTGACCAGTGTAGAGCATTAGGTTATAACCTGCACGATACTGCAATTAGCCTGCCACATGATTTTCATGTAATACACGAACGCTTATCTGCGTTGATCAAAGCCCAAGAAACCGAATTGCTTCTCAGTATGTTTAAGAAGCACTATGTTGAGCGACTCTGTTATGAATACAGTGACGGAGATCTGATAGTTCTCCAGCCGAAAAGCATTGATGAGATCGCACAGGAGGGCTCTGTGTTGAGCCACTGCGTAGGTGGATATGCTGAACGTCATGCGAAATGGCAGACAACGATCATGTTTCTGAGAAAATCAGAAGAACCTGATAAGCCCTATTATACGATGGAGATTGACAGCACAGGTAAGATCAGGCAATGCTACGGTTACAAAAACAACCGTGCAAATAATCCGAAACCACCCGAAATCAAGACATTCGAAAAGCACTATGAACAATACTTACAGGAGGTCATACATGGCAAACGAAATCACAGCGCAGCACGCCAAAGCGCTTGATCTGCACAATCGGATCATGGTATCCGCTCAGCTGGTGCAAACCAATCTGTGGGATATGTGCAACGGGCTCAAGGAGATGCGCGACGGCAAGCTCTATAAGGAGTTAGGCTACCAGAATTTTGAGGAATACTGTGAAACAGAGTGCGGTTTTTCCCGTCAGCAAGCGCATAAATACATCTCGATCATTGAGAATGTGAAGCTCGAAAATGTAAACCCGGGTTTACATTTTGGGGTGAGAAAACTCTATCTTTTATCCACACTCTCGGAGGCTGATCAGCAGAAGATCACCTCAGAGAACGACGTCAGCGACATGACCGTCAAGGAGCTGGAGAAGGAGATCAAGAAGCTCAAAAACATCAACGAGCATCTTGAGGAAAATATCGAAGATCGCGATCATGAGCTTCGCAAAATGAAAGGCACGCTCAAAGACATTGACGATCAAAACATTGAGCTCCGCAACGAGATCAAGGAGCTCCGCTCCCGTCCGATCGACGTTGCCGCAGCCGAGCCTTCCGATGACGTCCGCCAGCTCAAGGAGACCATCAAGAACCTGGAGCGTACCTCAGAAAAGCAAGTCGATCAGCTGCAGGAGGAACACCTGCGCGACATCCGCCAACTCCATGAGAAGAACCGTGTCGAAACACAGAAGCAACTCGACGCGCAGAAGGCGGAATATGAGGAAAAGCTCCGTCAAGCTGCCCAGCCTGCGCAGCAGGATGATAAACAGGTATTCAAGGCATACTACTCCGCCGCCTATGACGCGTTCTATCGAATGATCGCCTTTGCGGCGCAGTCGCCTGATCATCTGGAATTCTTCCGCGGCAAGATCAGCGCGTTGATCAGCTCATTTTCAAACGCCAACCGGGATATGTGAGGCGCCTATGGATCAAATCACCAAACACACTGAAGAAATAAATACCTCTACAGAAAAAAACACCCCTGACAAAAATGCAGAGATACGCGGCAGAGCGGCAGATAATTACCCGAGCTTTTACCGCTTCCTGTGTGAAATGCATGGAGGGTGATATGGGTAAGAGTATTTCATATTATACAGTCGGTGAGCTCGGAAACATGGAGATCTGCTTCCCTGAGGATAAGGTCTATTGTTTAAATTGTGAGCTTCTCTATACTGACGCTACCAACAGAAACCGCTGTACACTGCGGAAACGGTTGATATTTGAACCGTATAACATCCTTGATGACTGCCCGATTCAGTTCAACGGCAGAAAACGCGGCGTCATCAACGGCAAAATCATCGTATAAGGAGGATAACATGAGTATCGTATTTGAACCCGCATCGCGCGCGAAGTCAAAGGCGCGCATCGCGGTCACCGGACCGAGCGGCTCGGGCAAGACCCTGTCGTCACTGCTGCTTGCCTACGGTCTGACCGGCGACTGGAACAAGGTAGCCATCATCGACACCGAGCACGGCCGCGCCAGATTCTATGCCGAGCGCAAGGAGTACGGAATCGGCAAGTTCCTGTATCAGAGGCTCGATCCGCCCTACAGCCCCGAGCGCTATATCGATTATGTCACCTCGGCGGCGCAATCGGTAGGGGAGGACGGCTGCGTGATCATCGACAGCTTCTCTCACGCGTGGGACAACGAAGGCGGCGTGCTGGATATCAAGGATAAGATCGCCTCAAGGAACGATAAAAACAGCTACACCGCGTGGAGTGAAGCCGGCAAGATCCAGAACAGTCTGGTCAATACCATCCTGTCCGTTGAATGTCACACGATCACGACGATGCGTGCCAAGATGGCTTACGCGATGGAAGAGGACGACCGCGGCAGGATGAAGCCCGTCAAGATCGGACTGGCTCCCGTGCAGCGCGACAACACAGAGTATGAGTTCGATATCGTGTTCCAGCTCGATCGACAGCACAACGCGACATTGTCGAAGGATACCACCTTCCTCGATCGGTGGTCGGGCGTTATCGACTCGGAGCTCGGCAAGCAGCTCGGCGACTGGCTGAACAGTGGTGTAGAGCTGCCGCGCTGCGCCGACTGCGGCAAGGTCATCATGAGCGACGGGAAACGCTCGGTCGATCAGATCGTCACCGGCACGATCAAGAACTACGGCAGACAGCTTTGTATACCGTGCGCATCGGCTGAGAACCGCAGACGCAAGGAGGCTGTGAACAATGCCGCTTCGTCCGTATCAGAATGATCTGGTTGAGGATGTGCGGAGCGCATGGCACGAAGGGTATCGCGCTCCGTGCATCGTCCTCGGGTGCGGCGGCGGTAAATCCTGTATCGTCGCCGAGATCGCCCGTCGGACAACCTTCAACGGCAAGCGTGTGCTGTTTCTCGTTCACCGCAAGGAGCTGGTCGATCAGATCACGGCGACCTTTACCAGATGGGGGGTGCTGATGGATCTTTGTTCGATCGAGATGGTGCAAACAGTATCAAGACGTATCAGTAAGCTGATATCTTCCGTTCCGCCGTCAAAGAACATTGCAAGAAACAAAAACCTGACAAAAGGCGGATCGGGTGCAGCGTCACGCTGCCCGGCGTTGATCATCACCGACGAGAATCACCACAGTCTTGCCGCGTCTTACAAGCGTATCTATGAGCATTTTTCCGATGTTCCGCGTGTGGGAGTGACCGCTACACCCGTTCGGCTCAACGGCGACGGCCTCGGTGACGTTAATGACAAACTGATTATCGGCAAGTCGACCAAGTGGTTGATCGCAAACGGGTTCCTCGCGCCGTATGACTATTATGCGCCGTCGGTAGCGGATCTGACCGGTCTGCATACGCGCCGCGGCGAGTATGTGCAGTCTGATATCGACAAGGCGATGATTCAGAATAAGGTGTTCGGTGATGTGATCGCCTATTATCGCAAGCTCGCAAACGGGAAGAAGGCGATCTGCTACTGCGCTTCGATCAAACACAGCAAGGCGACCGCCGCGGCGTTTTGTGACGCCGGTATCCGCGCCGCGCACATCGATGGTGATACTCCAAAAAACGAGCGCGACCGTATCATCAGCGCTTTCCGCAAGGGTGAGATCACGATCCTTTGCAACGTCGATCTGATATCCGAAGGCTTCGACGTTCCCGATTGCGAGTGCTCAATCCTGCTGCGCCCGACCCACAGTCTGACACTGTACATCCAACAAAGCATGCGCTGTATGCGGTATCGCAAGGATAAGCGCGCGATCATTATCGACCATGTGGGCAACTACGCCCGGCACGGTATGCCCGACGACGATCGTGAGTGGACGCTCGCAAAGAAAGAGAAACGATCGCTCGTTAAAGAGGAAAAAGAAAAAAGCACACAAGTGTGCATGTGTCCGGAGTGCTTCTTTACCTTCGCGCGAGAAAACGCCGAGAACGGATGCTGCCCACATTGCGGCGCTCCGCTTCCCAAGCGAACGCGAAAGCTGACCTCCGATGAGGATGCGGAGCTGATACGGATCGAGGGCTTCCAACTTGATTTCGATACGCCCGATGATTGTCACACCTACGATGAACTGCTCAGCTATGCCAAACGTCGCGGTTATAAACCCGGCTGGGCGTATTATCAGGCTCGATTGAGAGGAATGATCGCTTGACCGACGCGTCGGGATTTCCGCCTTTTGATTCGTATTCTGCACCATTCGAAAATAATCGACGGCGGTTCTCGTACTTATTGTTGGAGGGACATATATGACAGAGGAACACCGTATCCAGAACGAAATCAGGTTGAATACACCCGATTGTGTTCTTTTCCGAACCAATGCCGGAGATTTCTGGCAGGGTAAGGTCATCTATTCAAAGATATACAAACAGAATATTCTGATAAACATTCGCAAGATCGAGGGTCTCCCGGAGGGGTATTCCGATTTGTCCGGTGTGAGAATCTCCGACGGCAAAGCTGTCTTTATCGAGGTCAAGACGCCGACAGGCAGACCGACGAAACAGCAAAGAAATTTCATCAACAAAATGCGCGAATACGGCGCTGTAGCGGGTATCTGCCACAGTGCCGATGAAGCAATAGAATTATTAAAGAAAGGATCTTGAATATGGGTTTTACAAATGATTATTCAAAAGCATCGCAGGGCGTCCTCAAGCCCGAGGGCGATTATGAAGTGTTGATTGTCAAAGCAGAGGAAAAGCAGAGCAAAGGGGGCAAGCTCCATCTGAATCTGAATCTCGTCATCCGTAATGACGTTGACCAGAATTATCAAAACGGTTATCTCTTCCATACACTCTGGAAGCGTAAAAAGCCGACTGCCGCCGATCTGCAGGTCAACGGTTACGGCTTTGGACAGGTTATGGCGCTTGGTAAAGCGGCAGGTCTGCCCAACGGAAAGAACTACGAAAGCCTTTCCGACTTCCTGCAGGAGCTGATCGGTAAGCCTGTCCGCGCACGCGTTGTGCATGATGAGTATAACGGCAACAAACGTGAGGCGATCGCGTGGTTCAATCCGACCGACTTCCCTGAGGTCAAGCACGTGATGAAGAAGCGTCCCGATGTCAATCCTGACGGCTTTGCTCCCGCGGCGCAGCAGACGACCTATGCCAATATACAGGCGGCACAGGCGGCGGCAGCACAGGAATTCGCGTCAATGCCGCTCGATGACGATCTACCGTTCTAATGCTATGTTGTATATTTTTATGCAACTTTTAGACTGTTTTACGGGTTAAGTGAAACAGTTTTGTTTCTCATTAATTTCGTAAAGGAGTTTTTACATGGATTTTCATCATTACAACGCTATCCCCACAGAACTAAAGAAGCTCCCCAACTGGGTATGCTGGATCGCTCAGCCGGACGAACGCTCCCACAGCGGTATCAGCAAAAAGCCCGTCAATCCGCGCACGGGAGGCTTTGCGATGTCAAACAATCCCGATACATGGGCGGATTTTGATACAGCGCTTGCAGCGTCCTCGCAATATACCGGGCTCGGTTTTATGTTCAGCGGTTCGGGTTGCTTCGGTGTGGATATCGATGATATGCCAGAGGAACTGGAACGGTACCGAAACGGTGAGAACGGTATCATCTCTGAGTTTGTCAATACCTTGCAGAGCTATACCGAATACTCTCAGTCAGGTACCGGTATTCATATCATCTGCCGCGGCAAGCTGCCGAAGGGCGGCAGGAAGAAGAAGCACTCCTTCGGCGGCTTTGAGATGTACGACTCCGGACGGTTCTTCGTCATGACGGGCGATTACTGCTCCGAGTATATGGATATTGCCGACTGTACCGAGAGCATCAAGCCTCTTCATGCCAAGTATATCGGCGCAGGCCGTGAACCATCCGCGGCGCCGGTGCGTCATCCTGTCTATTCGCTCGCAACTGTCAACGATATCCTTTCAGCGGCGATGAACGCGAAGAACGGCGGCGCCTTCCGTGCTTTGTATGAGGGCGATATCTCCGCATACGGCTCGCACAGTGAGGCGGATCTCGCGTTCTGCAATATGCTCGCGTTCTGGACGGGCTGCGACGCCGAGAAGATGGACGCGCTGTTCCGATCGTCAGGGCTCATGCGCGAGAAGTGGGATCGCAAGCAGAAGGGCACCACCTACGGCGCGATCACGCTCGCACGCGCGATCGCTGACTGCACGGAGGTGTACAGAGGATCCGCCAAAGCAGATGACGATTATCGCCTCACTATCAGCGACGGAGGTCAGACCGATGAGGATCCGCGTATCAAGCTCTATTCCTTTGATGATATGGGCAACGCGGAGCGCTTTGTCGATCTGTTCGGCGGTGAGATCCGCTACTGCTATACGGAGAAGAAGTGGTACTACTACAATACGCAGAAGTGGTGTGTTGATATCATCGGCGCCGCCGAGCGCATGGCGGATCGCGCGGTAGAGGCGATGGCGGCGGAGTTGAAGGTCTACGCCCGGACGGACGCCGATGAAGGCACCGACATGCAGAAGGATTTTCAAAAGCATATGAAAACCAGTCGATCAAACAAGAGCAAGAAGGCAATGCTCAGCGAGGTGCAGCATCATGTTCCGATCCTGCCGGCGCAGATGGACAAGTACCGCATGGCGCTGAATACGCCCAGCGGTATCATCGATCTGAGAACGGGAGATCTCAGCGAGCATGATCCGGAGAAATATTTTACCAAGATCACCGCGGTGGATATCAGCTCCGCCGCCGACTGCCCGCGCTGGCTCAAATTCCTTGACGAGACCTTCAACGGCGACAAGGATCTGATCCGCTACATTCAGAAGGCGCTCGGATACAGCCTCACGGGTTCTACTGCCGAGCAGTGCGCCTTTTTCCTGTACGGCACCGGTAAGAACGGTAAGAGCACCTTCCTTGACGTCGTCCGCGACGTGTTCGGTGATTATGCCGCCAACATCCAGCCCGAAACGATCATGGTGCGGAACAACTCAGGCTCGGCGATCAACAGCGATATCGCACGGCTTAAGGGCGCCCGTCTGGTCACCAGTGTGGAGCCGAATGAGGGCGTCCGTATCAATGAGGGTCTCCTCAAGCAGCTCACCGGCGATGATACCGTCACCGCGCGCAAGCTGTATAGCGAGGAGTTTGAGTTCAAGCCGGAGTTCAAGTTGTGGATGGCGACTAACCACAAACCGATCATCCGCGGTACCGATACCGGCATCTGGCGCCGCATCCATATGATTCCCTTCACGGTAGCGGTCGACGATGATAAGATCGATAAAAACCTGCCGTATAAGCTCAAAGCGGAGATGACCGCCATCTTTAAGTGGATCGTCGACGGCTGCATGCTGTGGCAGAAGGAGGGCTTGAAGATGCCCCGCGCCGTACTCGAGAGCGTGAGAGAGTACCGCCGCGAGATGGACGTGATCTCAGCGTTTATCAATGACTGCTGCAACGAAAGCGGCTCCGTAGCGGCAAAGACGCTCTATGCCGCCTATTCAGAGTGGGCAGAGAGCAATAATGAATATCACATGTCGAACACCAAGTTCGGCGTTGAACTATCAAAGAGATTCACAAAAGTACACACCGTGAGCGGCTGGCATTACACCGGTCTGTCATTGGTAGCGCAATATTAATATGACAGGTTTGACGGGTTTACGGGTTTTTCTAACCTTTCGTATAAGAAAAAAAGAAACAAATATATAGAAAGGTATTTGAAAAAGTGGTCAAACTCGTCAGACCCGTCATCAGGAGGATTATGAAGCGAAAACAAATATATCTTTTTAACGATGGATCGGCGTTTTTCCAAATGGAAGAGCAGGCGATCGACGGACAGCTTGATTATGACGATTTTCCGCCGGAGGAATACCGCTACTTTTCCAAGCTCTCTAAGCTCGGATACAAGAACCGTCACAACGGTTGGTCGAAGGAACTATGTGAGATGAAACAGGAAGAATACCGTAAGGAGTATCGGGAGGCGTGTGAAGAACGTGATCTTCGTGTCGAGTATGCGAAGAAGCTACAGGCGAATCTGATCCGCTCCGCTGAGCTGAGCCGTCAGCTGAATCTTGCCGATACTTCCGACGCCGCTCTGATCACCGCGCTTGACCTGCTCGAAATGCTCCTCAATGAGCCCGGATTAAGTCGGCGCATACAAAGAAACATACACTTTGCATAGAAAGGACATGGGAACATGACGATTATATTGGTTTTATCAGGATTTATGCTCGGCGGTCTGGTAGGCGTCGTTGTAATGGCACTGCTGCAGATCGGGCGTGAAAGCGACAGGGATTTTGAGCTTTTGCCGAGCGTTTGGGTCGGTTTTGTCGAATGGAGAGAAAGCGACGTGTTTCTGGTTCGACAGGTAAAAGGATACGGTATCGACGTATATAAGCAGAACAAAATAGGTGACCTTGAGCATGTCAGCCGGCTGCCGCATTCCTTTACCGCCAGAAGTCAGATGGAAGAATACGTCAAAGCAAACGCACCGTATTTGACCCGCAATGAGATGGAAGATCAGATACAACAGGAGGAAAAGACATGAAGCGACTGATCAGCTTAATCCTCGCCATGATTATCCTGCTCAGTACTTTGACAGCGTGTGCCACCGAGCCTGAGCCCGATCCGACCGAGCCGGTCACGTACACGATCGTCGAGGTCGTTGACAGCCACTACATACCGCCGAACACCTACGAGATCTGCTATCGGACAACCTTCTCCAACGGTTTGATTATTGACTGCTGGAAAGAGGTCAGCAGAGAAGAATATGAAAGAGAGGTAGGAAAATGAACAAACAAGCAGTATTCGTCATCGCCGTTGATATCATCGGATGGGTTTTATCAATCGTGTCTCTGTTCTTAGATGACCGAAGCAAAGGATATGTCCTATTTGGGATGTTATGCATGACTTTCATCGCCTATCACGTGGTCAGCATTTGGCTGATCAACAGGATCAAGGATGAGGAGGATTACAATGAGCCTACTGATTAACGGTATGGATATGCCGAGTAGCTGTCAATCGTGCAAGCTAAAGCGTTTTGCAGGTAACAGAGTGCTCAGTGGATGCAAGCCAGAAGCGTTGTACGAATGTCCGTTTTGTGACGGTCTATTCGCTTTGAAAAACAAGAGGCAACCGACTTGTAAATTCAAGCAACTACCCACACCACACGGTAGACTAATCGACGCAGATAGGCTGATAGCCGTTCTGAAAAGCGCTATTCCATACGAACAAAGAACATCAACAGTTCTCTGTATGATAAAAAATATCGAGAACGCACCGACTGTTGTAGAAGCGGAGGACTGAATATGTGCGAGACAAACAATGACGATTTTCAACTGAGATTACGCGAAACATTGCAAACGCGTGAGCTCGCTGCTGAAAACGATTTTCGTTTTCACATGCCTTCACAGGATCAGATGGACGCACTTTACAAAGCGTTCAATGATTTTGTTCCAGCATTATCTGATATTGTCAAAATAGCTATCGATCTGATAAAACCGATTAAACCGCTGCTGATTTCGGTAGTCGAATGTGAAGCCGCATTGACATGGTCGGCGGTATATCATCCGCGTTTGTGTCATTGCGCAAAATACAGTAAACGCTTGCGGATTCAATCGAAGAACATCACGAGGATCGTTAAACTGTACAGAAATCGTAAGGAGGAAACCTAATGGCAAACGCAAAAGAATGTGACCGCTGCGGCGAGCTGTACAAACTAAGCCCTTTTGGTGCATGTTATATCGTCGATTATAAATTTTTGGAAGCTAAAAACTATGATTTATGCCCGAAATGTTATAGCTCATTCACTCAATGGCTGAATAAATACAAGCAGAAGGAGGATGCCGAATGACTTTTACTATCCCTGCGTTTTGGCTCGGCGTGATTGCGACGGTGCTGGGCGAGTTTATCGCGCTGATCGTCTTTGCAATTGTCAAAGCCGTTAAGGAAAAGCGGAATACAACCTTTCGCAGAAAGTGAGGAGACATCCATGATACAGATACATATTCCCGATACCGTAAAAATTGCCGGCTGTGTTTATACGGTGGAGCGCGAAGAGAGATCATTTGTTAACGGCAGTAATGTTGTCGACGGAACACACAGCTTCTTTGAACAGAAGATCAAAGTCGTGTGTGAAGGCACCAAAGACTATCAGTCTGTTATATTCCTGCACGAGGTAATGCACGGTATTATTGAGAATTACTGTCCGAACATCGTCAGCGTGGCCGATGAAGAAAAGCTGGTGGAGCAGATCTCGAAAGGATTATTCCAGGTCATCACAGATAATCCGGAGATCATCAAAGAAGTGAAGCGCCGTTGAACATCCGTGAGATAAAAGAAATCGACAGAAAGATCGCCGCTCTCAGCCGGAAGCTGGAACGCTTGAAGGCCGACGCACTCAACGTGACCCCTGCCTTGACGGGAATGCCCGGCAGCGGTCAGATGTCCGATAAGATCGGCAGCTGTATCGCTGAGATCGATGAAACCGAGCAGGAATTGAAGCGCCTGATCGCTTTACGGGATGAGAGTCTGAGACGGTTGTCGAAGGATATTGACGAAGAGAATTGCATCTATTTCTTTCTCGTGCGGCGCTATTCCTGGCGGAGAATCGCGCAGATCACCGACGGCAGACTTGATACCGTCGCGAGTATCAAAAAGCGCTGCTATAAATACGAGTGGTAAATTGGTTACAAAGTTACTTTTCCGTATGATATCATTATACTTACAAAACGTGTGTACAACGTGTTGATTAGATTTACTTTCACAAAACAGTCGCTTGGTATGGCGGCTGTTTTGCTTTTGTATAAAGAGGTGATCCTGAGTGACAGAAAAACAAAAGAGATTTGTGGATGAATACCTGATCGATCCGAACGCCACTCAGGCGGCGATCAGAGCCGGATATTCTAAGGATACCGCCCGAGCTATCGGTGCGGAAAACTTGACAAAACCTTACATTCAGCAGGCAATCAAGGAGCGCATCGAGCAGCTCCATAATGAGCGCAGTGCCGACGCGCAGGAGATCATCGAATATCTGACCTCTGTCATGCGCGGCGAGAGCGAGAGCGAGGAGCTGGTCAACGAATTCATCGGTGATGGATGTTCGAGGCCGACACGCGTGAAAAAGGCGCCGTCGGAAAAGGACAGAATCAAGGCTGCCGAGCTTCTCGGGAAACGGTTCGGTCTATTCAAAGATAAGGTCGAGCTGGATGGCAGCGTCAAAACCGATATGGCAACTCTCGCCGGCGTATTAGATCAGTTGAAGGGCGAGGACAGTGCCGAATAAGCTGATCCTATCTAAGAAATACAAAGACTTCCTCCGTTGTCAGGCGCCTGTCGAGTTCCTTGAGGGCACGACGATGGCAGGCAAGACGACGGTCGGCATCTTCAAGTTTATGTTGAAGGTCGCGCAGTCGCCGAAGAAGCTGCATATCATCGCCGCCAATGACACCGGTACCGCTGAGAAGAATATCATTCAGAAGGATCTCGGGATCTTTGATGATTTCGGATCTCTGGTCAGGTACAACGGCAACGGTACCGGCGCCGATAAGATTCCTCATATCATCTTCACACCCGCTCCGGGCGTTACCAAGACCGTATACGTTATGGGCTACGGCGACAAAACGAAGTGGAAGAAGGCGCTGGGCGGACAGTACGGCTGTCTGTATATCGACGAGATCAACACGGCAAATATTGAGTTTATCCGTGAGGCGAGCATGCGCGCCGACTATATGATGGCAACGCTCAACCCGGACGATCCGAATTTGCCGGTGTATCACGAATATATCAACCATGCGAGACCGCTTGACCGTTGGTCTGATGATACGCCGACGGAGATCCTCGACGATCTGACCGAGGAACCGAAGGACGGTTGGGTGCATTGGTTCTTTACCTTCAAGGACAATCTCGGCCTGAAAAAGGCTGAGCTCGACCGCGTTTTGAGCAACACGCCAAAGGGCACGAAGATCTATAAGAATAAGGTGCAGGGTCTGCGCGGCAGGGCGACCGGGCTCGTGTTCCGCAACTTTGATTATAAGCTGCATGTCAGATCAGCTCAGTGGGCGCGGCAATTCCTGACAAACAAGAAGGGTGAGGAACAGTTTGTTCTGTTCTCTGCCGGTCTGGATACCGCGTACAGCGATAAGACGAAGGATACCATTGCGATGACGTTCCACGGATGCACCAATCGCGGTAAGTGGATCCAGCTCGATGAAAAGGTATACGATAATGCAAAACTACACTTGACGATCGCGCCGTCCGATACCGTCGTGAACTTCATCGATTTTTTGGAGCGCAACCGAGAAGAGTGGGGCTTTGCCCGTAACACCTTCATTGATAATGCCGATCAGGCAACATTGAAGGAATTCTCCAAATATGTGCGCAATCACGGCAGTATCTACCTGTTCAATCCTGCGTGGAAGCAGCTGAAGATCGTCGACCGCATCAAGCTGCAGAGCGGATGGTTCAATCAGCAGAGCTATTTTATCCTCGATCACTGCACCGAGACGATCGGAGAACTCAACCGTTATTCCTGGAAAGAGGACAAGGACAATGAACCTGAGGATAAGAACGATCACTGTATCAACTCTTCACAGTATGCGTGGATCCCGCATCAAGTAAAAATCGGAAGTGATGTCAAATGAGACTGGGTGATTTTTTGAGAAACAAAATCAGGAACTTTTTACATATCGAGCCCGCCGCCAATCATCAGATCGTGCTGCAGCAGCGGCTGGATTTCTACGGAAATATCGCGCGCAACAAGCTGTGGTATCGCGGCGACAGCTGGGAGCTGTCCGACTTTTACAGTCAGCTCGACGTTAGCCCGACGCTGTTCTGGAAGGCGTCGTCGACGAAGGGTATGGAAATCCATAAGCTCCACACGGGGATCCCGAAGCTGATTATCAAGACGATCGGCAATATCATCCTGCACGATTACAACGGCTTGGAGATCACCGAGCCGACCGCCGCGGAGCAGTGGGAGAAGATCGCAGAGGATAACAAATTCAAGAAGCTGTTGAAAAGATTCCTCAAGAAGATCCTGATCGTCGGCGACGGCGCCTTCAAGGTGAGCTTTGACCGGACGCTCAGCGGCGATGTGCCGATCATCGAGTATGTGTCCGGCGAGAATGTGGAGTTCGTTCGCAGCCGCGGCAGGATCACCGAGGTCGTATTCTTGACGACCTACACCCATAACAACAGAAAATACACCTTCAAGGAGCGGTACGGCTACGGCTATATCCTCTATGAGCTGTATAACGATAACGATGAGCCAATCCCTACCGGCTTCATCCCTCAGACCAAATGGGTTGAAGGACAGGGCGTCGGCTTTGATAAGAGCGTGATGCTGGCGGTACCGGTCATCTACGGCGAATCGGAGAGCTACGAGGGAAGGGGCGAGAGCCTGTACGAGGGCAAGTCCGACGCCTTCGACGCGCTGGATGAAGCATGGAGCCAGTGGATGGACGCCCTCAGAGCAGGACGGACAAAGGAGTATATCCCCGAGAACCTGATCCCCCGTGATCCCGATAACGGCAAGCTGCTCAAGCCGAATTCCTTTGATAACCGCTTCATCGAAGTGGCGCAGGATATGTCCGAGAACAGCAACAGTAAGATCACTACCGGGCAGGCGCAGATCCAACACGAGAGCTATCTCTCAACCTATATCACCGCGCTCGATCTCGCCCTGCAGGGCATCATCAGCCCGTCGACGCTCGGTATTGACGTCAAGAAGCTCGATAATGCCGACGCCCAGCGCGAGAAGGAGAAGGCAACGTTATATACACGCGGCAATATCATCGAACTGCTCAGCGACGTTCTGCCCGAGCTGGTGATCGCCGCCGTGTGCGCCGGTCAGATCTGGCATAGGCAGCATGTCGAGAAGCCGACGGTCAAGGTCAATTTCGGCGAGTACGCGAACCCGAGCTTCGAGAGTCAGGTCGAGACCGTTTCTAAGGGCAAGACAGGCGGCATCATGTCGACCGAGGCGGCTGTCGATGAGCTGTACGGCGACAGCAAGGACGACGAATGGAAGGAAAAGGAAGTCCGCCGCATCAAGGAAGAGCAGGGGATCGTCACGATGGGAGATCCGCCTGCCGTCAATATCGACGGTGACGCCTGATGTCGGAGGAGTATGATCTTTCCCGTGCGTTTGAGCGGATCGAGAACTATCTGATCGATTCCATGATGCGGAATTTCAAGCATCACCGCGCGGAGGAGACCGCCGAGGGTTATAACTGGGAACAGTGGCAGGCAAAACAGCTCGAGGCGCTGGAGGAATACCGTCGCAAAAATCAAGAGAAGTTTTCCACAGAGTTTGCCGAGCTGAACGACCGCGTCGGCGAGATGCTGAGAAGTACCGCCGACGACGCAGGCTATCGGCAGGAGCAGAAGATCCTCAAGGCGATCCAAAAGGGTTTTGCCCCGAGCCGACCTTCCTCAACGATGCAGGCTTCGTTCTTCCAACTCAACGAGCGCAAGATGAACGCCCTGGTCAAATCTACGACCGATGATCTCAGCCGTGCCGAGTTTGCCGTCCTGCGGCGCTCCAACGACGCTTACCGAAAAGCAATCTTCGGTGCTCAAACCTTTATGAATTCCGGCGCCGCTACCTATGAGCAGGCGGTCGACATGGCAACAAAGGACATGCTCAGCGCAGGATTGCAATGTGTGGAATACAGCAACGGTGCGCGACACACACTGCATGATTACGCCGAAATGGCGATCCGTACCGCCAACAAGCGCGCTTACCTGCGCGGCGAGGGCGCCAAAATGCAGGAGTGGGGGATCTCTACCGTGATCATTAACCGACGTCACGGCGCGTGCGGACGGTGCGCGGATTTTGTCGGCATGGTGTTCATCGATGACGTCTATGCCGGCGGCAAGCCGTCCGATCACGGCGGCAAATACCCTCTGCTCAGTGACGCCATGAAGTCGGGACTGTTCCATCCGCGCTGTAAGGACAGCTCATCCCTGTATATCGAGGGGATCAGCACGCCGCCCGATCGGGAGGTGCTCCCGAAAAAAGCGCAGGAAGATCTTACCGAGATCGAGCGCGCCGAGCAGAAGGCGACATACGGCAGGCGCATGGAGAAGATGTACAAGCGCCTCTCCAAATACGCCCTTGATCCTGATAACAAAAAGACCTATCAAGGCAGAACCGAAAAGTGGTCTGATTATACCGAAAAGTGGTCTGATTATCATAAAATACTGCTTGAAAAAGCAGAGAAAAGTGGTATAATAATAGCCGAATATGAAGAATCGGTGGGAATTGGTTTGCATAGTGTTGGAAGAATCGATATAGAGAAGTATAAGAATATTTGTGGAAAGAGAATAATCACAGATGAAGTAATTATCACCGAGAATCGAATAGATCATATTGTATCGCGTCGCGGTCAAGCGTTTTACGATAAGTATAGTCAATATTTTAAAGCTATAATTGAGGATCCTGATTACATCTTTAAAGATAACAAAGAAAATACTGCTCTTGTTTCAAAAATGATAGTTGACAATGGAGAAAGCATCAATTTGGTTTTGAAATTAGTCGTTGAAGGTGACGATATCACATACAAGAATTCCATTATTACAGCAATCAAAGAGAACAAGAAGAGGTTTGCTCAGAGGTTAAGAAATCATAAACCTGTTTATAATAGATTTGACAAATAGGAATAATATGTGTATAATATAAGTACAATAAGAATAGGCTATTTGAGGTGGTGAATTTCGTAGCGACCACACGCCGATGGTTAGACAGGGCTGTTGCCCGAGAGACGCAGGAGGATGCTACGCCTGCCAAATAGCCAGCTTTCAGCCACTTGTACTCTATGTATAAGTGGCTGTTTCTATATCGTGATTTAACCGCTCTCGTTGAGGGCGGTTTTTTGATGCCCAAAAGGAGGTGATATGATGTGAAAAAAGCTGTAAAAGAGAAGAATGTCAAGCTGAAAGTCAAGCGTGCTTTTTACGACAAGACCGACAGCTTGAAGCTGAAGAAGGTGGGCGAGGAGCTGAGCGTCAGCCCCGACCGCGCCGAAAAGTTGATATCGTTGGGTCTGGCTGAAAAGCCCGACGCCGGCGCACTCGAAGCGACTGCTGAAAAGTAGTCGCTCTTTTTATGCCCGAAGGCGATAAACTACGGGAGGACACCGCGCAAAACTGATGTGCTGCGTGTTCTATATCGTAGAACACAGAGCAGGGGAGGACACCCCAAAAACTGATACAGGGAGACACCCTTATAACTGAAAGGAGAACTTATCATGAGTGAAAACAACACACAGAATCAGCAGAATAACGAACAGAATCAGCAGAACCAGCAGACACAGCAGGGCGGCAATCAGACCGCTCCCACGTTTGACTACGACAAGCTCGCCGGGATCATCAACGGCAAGCAGCGCGCCGATGAGGAAACGATTCTCAAGAACTACTTCAAGAATCAGGGGCTGTCCTCTGACGAGATGAAGCAGGCGATCGCGGCGTTCAAGGATCAGAAGGCGAAGAACACGCCCGACGTCGGGAAGCTGCAGAGCGATCTGAGCACCGCACAGAGTGATCTGCTCCGTGAGCGGATCAACACCGCCGCGATGAAAGAGGCGCTCAAACAGGGTGTCCCGATGGCTTCTGTGGATTATCTGCTCCGCATGGCTGATCTGACCAACGTCACCGACGAAAACGGCAAAGTCAAAGACGACGCCCTCACCGCAGCCGTCAAGAAGGTCCTCGAGGACGTCCCGGCGCTCAAGGGTACCCAGAGTGCAGGCGGCAAGGGCTTTGACAAGATCGGCGGCGACGGCAAGGATGACGATGACGTCGACCAAGATATGCTTCGCGGCATCTTCGGCGTAAAAAAGAAATAAAAAGGAGAATGATATATGCCCTTGAATTATGTAACCACATTCGGTAATGTCCTCCGTGAACTGTACGGTCAGGAGCTGTTCAGCGACGATCTGTACCATTCCAATGAGGATATCCAGATCATTAACACCAAGGATCTGAAGCTCCCCACCCTGTCGGTGTCGGGCTACAAAGATCACACCCGTGCCGCTCAGTTTAACTCCGGCACCTACCAGAACGACTATCAGCTCGTGTCGCTCGATCACGACCGTGACATCGAGTTCGCTGTCGATCCGATGGACGTCGACGAGACCAATCAGGTTGTGTCGATCGCGAACATCCAGAAACGCTTTGAGCGCACTCAGGCAATGCCGGAGCTGGATTGCTACACCTTCAGCAAGCTGTACACCGAGGCTGTACGCGCCGGTGCAGTCGTTGATCATACCGCGCTGACCGAGGCGAATATCCTCGGCAAGCTCGACGATGATATGGTCGCCCTGGCGGATGACGGCGTGCCGCTTGAGAGATGCGTCCTCTATCTCACCAACGGTACCCACAAGCTGTTGAAGAACGCCCAGGGCATCGAGAGGGAGCTGAACGTCGGCGGCAGCGGCAACCGTATCGACCGCCGCGTCTATTCGCTGGACGATATCGGCAAGATCAAGAAGATCCCCTCCGATCGCTTCATGACCGCCTACAACTTCACCGACGGCTACGCTGTCGCCGCTTCCGGCAAGCAGATCAACTATATCCTGGTTGATCCCGAGGCGCAGGTGTCCCGTGTGAAGTATTCCTACATTCAGATGTTCGAGCCCGGCTCCGACAGCCGTACTGCCGACCGCTATCTGTACCAGAACCGCCGCTTCAACGGTACCTTCGGTATCGATGAGCTGCTGGCAAAGAGCTGCCGCATCAACGCGGCGTCGTAAGGAGGCGATCATATGCTGAGAGCTGTTAAGGAAAACCGCGAGTATAACATCGCCAACGACGTTGAGAAGGAAGCCTACAGAGCACGCGGCTTTGATATTGTCGACGAGAAGGGCAATCTCAAGGAGCACGCCATCGGCAAGAAGGTGCCTTTGGAGGACTTCGAGGCCTTGAAGGAGGAGCGTGATAAGCTCGCCGCGGAGAACAAGGCGCTCAAGAAGGAGATCAAGGAGCTGAAGAAGATCGACGGCGGCAAGGAGAACGATCCCGGAAAGGGTGAGTGATCGTGCCTGATCTCTATTCCGCTTTGATCGCAAATGATCACGGACTGTTGAACACTGTCCTCGCTGATACTCAGATCACCTACAGCGAGGACATCCTCCCCGTCGTGAAAAGCGTGTGCGAGGATATCAACACGCTGACCTTCAACCGCATCACGGATTATGCCGCTTTGACGCAGTTTCAACAGAACACATTGCTGCGTGTGTGCGCTCGTTTTCTGACCTTCAAGCACGATAATGCCGAGCTGCTCAGTTCAACGCTCAAGTCATACGCGATCAGCGGTGTGTCGATGAGCTTTGACGACGCGGCGGTGCTGCGTGTGGGCGGCGTGATCATTCCGCAGGAAGTATTCGGCTTGCTGCGGCAGACAGGACTGACGTGCAGAGTATTATGAAGTATGTGAAATTAGTGCCCGATTCCGTGTGCAGGATCCCGATCCACGTGAAGCTGCACGGCGAAGGTCTCAGCGAGAAGGGCGAGCCCTTCACTCTCTTTGAGGCGGATCTGATGTGCAATTACCAGGACGGCGCAAAGACCGTGATGACCGAGCAGAAGAAGCTGGTCGAAATCAGCGCAAAGGCGTATTTCAACGGCGATATCGCGCCCGATATGGCGGTGATCTCCGGCGGTGAGGTCAAGGTGTTCGGCGCAAGGCGTCATGTGTTGCGCGGCATCAAGGCGCGTAACCCTGACGGAACCGTCAATTATACCTGTTTGGAGCTGATCTGATGGCAGGATTTGACGTCAGTTCTACGGTAGAGATCGACATGGGAGCCTTGGAAAAGCTCACGTCATCCGCAACAAAGGCGCTGGAGCAGACTGCCGCGGCACTGCTGAGCGAGGTCAAGAACGCGGAGGTGTTCCCGTTTGAGACGGGCAACCTCCAAAATGAGAGCACCTTTGTGGATGACAGCAAAGCCGCCTCCGGGCAGGTCGATCTTGTGACCGATACGCCCTACGGCAGAAGGCTGTACTACCATCCGGAGTACAACTTTAACCGCAAGTTTCATGCCAACGCTCGCGGCAAATGGTATGAGCCGTGGCTCCCCGGCGGTCAGCACGAGGATTTCGCGGCAGAGACCTTCGCGAAACTATACAAGAAGGAGAACAACTTATGATCAGTGTGTTTGATGTTTTGACATGGTTGAAACGGGCTCCCGTGTATCACGAGTTGTTTCACCACGGCTACTGCGGCAAGCTGGATAATAAGCCCGACAAGGCGATGGGCGTCTATCCGCTCAAGCGCAGCGGCCGTCCGTACCGCGCTTACGGCGGTCTGGAAAGCTATGAGATCGTCGGCATATCGCTGCTGATCCACTACAACCGCAATATGGAACAGTCGCAGTATGCCGCACAAAAACTGTTTGAATTCCTGTGTGCACCCTTGACCGACGATAAGGCGGTGATCACCGACAGGCGCCCTGACGCGCAATATCCCGAAGAGGAGCTTCTTGTCTGTCCGGTTCGTTTCCCGAATGTCGACGGTGAGGCAACACGCAAAATCAATTATATCGATGTGACGGTTCCGGAACCCGTGTTTGTCGGCACCGACGACTTCGGCGTTTTTGAATTCGTCATAGAACTTCAACTTTATGTAGAAAAGGAGATTGAGAATAATGCCTAATACCCCTAAGACCGGCGTTTTCCCTTGCTATGAAAATCAGTTTGCGATCGGCGCGGCAGGCAACGACACGCCGTCGGATTCGATCGCGGATATGGAGGAATACTCCGTTACATTCGATAACGGCGTTGAGGAGTGGCACGCCTACGAAGAGGAAGGATGGGTCAAGCGTTTGATGACCTCGAAATCCATCAAGATCGGCGTTAAGGGCAAGCGTAACATCGGCGATACCGGTAACGATACGGTTGCGAACATTGCGTTTGAAAACGGCCACAGTGCAGAAAAGAACTTCCTGTGGAGGTTCCCCAGCGGCGCGACCGTACTGTTCAAGAACGCCGTAATCAGCGTGAGCGCATTAGGCGCCGCCGCCGCGACCAACGTCGGACCTCTCGAGTTTGAGGTGCAGAGCAACGGTAAGCCCGTCTTTACCCCTGCGGCATAAGAACCGCAATCCATCAGCGGAGCTGTCATCCGGCAGCTCCGTATTTTTATACCACAAAGGAGAATGAACAATGGCAAGAGTCATTGATATTACAGAAAAACTCAATTTTGAGGAGCGTCCTCGCATCAAGATCAAAGGCGAGGAGATAGAAATCAACGACGCCGCTGTAGATATGCTGAAGATCATGCCTCAGCTGTCAAAGCGTAAGTTGAAGCTTGATGATATCAATCTTATGTACAAGACCTTGTTTCCCGAAGAATCTCAAAAGAAGATTGAGAGCTTTCGTCTGAATTTTGAAGATTTCAGCACTGTTGTATTGCAGGCAGCCGCCGCGCTGGATGGTGACGGTGAGGGGGAAACGCAGACCCCTACTACGACCTGATCGAAGATTATGATGTAATCGTCGCTTCGATGATGAAGCAGTATGGGGTCAGGATGTACTCTAAAGATTTCAGGGAGATGAAGTGGGAAGAGTTCAAGTCGCTTTTGATTGGATTGGATGCAGATACTCCGTTGGGAAATCTGGTGCAGATCCGTTCGGAGAATGATCCGAAGATTCTCGAGCATTTTACGTCTGCTCAACACAGGATTCGTAACGAATGGATCAGTAAACATTCTCGCGTTAATATGAGCGACGCGGATCATCGACAGTTCCTCTCCCAGATGGAAAACTACTTTAGCGGTTTATGAGGTGGTGAATGATTGAGTAGTGTAGGTAAGATCAACGTTGATCTTGTACTGAACAAACAGCAGTTTACCAGAGAGGTAAAAAACATTCCGCATGAGGTCAACGCTGTAGGTAATCGAATTTCATCAGCGTTCAGCAAAATCGGGAAAGCGGTTGCTGTGGCTTATTCAGTGAAAGCTGTTATAGCTTTTACCAAGAAGATGATAGAAACAACTGCACAGATCAAGGCGGCAGATTCTCAGTTTGAGCAGACCTTCGGCAGTCTGTCAGACAGTGCGACCGCCGCGATGGATAAGGTCGCCAAGGAGAGCGGTATCGTCAAGAGCCGTCTGCAGGGCGTTGGCACCTCGATCTACGCCTTCGCGAAAACGACAGGGATGGATTCCTCTAACGCGCTGAAAATGATGCAGGAAGCGCTGCAGGTCACTGCCGACAGCGCCGCCTATTATGATCGTTCTCTCGAGGATACTGCAGAGAGCCTGAAATCTTTCCTCAAAGGCAACTATGCCAACGACGCCGCCCTCGGTCTCTCGTGTACCGAGACCACCCGAAATACGGCGGCAAATAAGCTGTACGGTAAGTCGTTCAGAGATCTGTCCGAATCTCAGAAGCAGCTGACACTGCTGCAGATGGTCAAGGACGCCAACGCCGCCTCCGGCGCACTCGGACAGGCGGCACGTGAATCAGACGGTCTCGAAAACGTCCTCGGCAACCTAAAAGAATCATGGAACCAGCTGCTTGCAACTGTTGGTAAGCCAATTTTGAATACTGCCGTCATCGTGATCCAGCGTATAACCGTGTGGATTCAACGGATGACCGATGTTGCGAAGGCGGCAATATCCGCTTTGTCCGATTTGTTTGGTTGGCAAGCAGATGATCCTACCGAAAGTGTACAACAGACATCCGAGGCGATCGGCGGCGCTGCTGATAACCAGGCTGAGCTGACGAAGGAAGTCAAGAAGACCAACGATGAGGTCAAGCGTGGCTTAGCGTCATTCGACAAACTGAATGTAATCTCTCGATCAAAGAGTGATTCCGATGACGATAGTGATAATTCCGAAATCAATAATCCGCTTACTTCAAGTATAGGCAACTCGATCGCTGCGGATGTGGAATTGAATACCGACAACGCTAAGACAAAGATTGATGAACTCAAAGAAAAGTTTAAAAAGATTTTGCAACCCGTAGTCGATTTCTATAATCGACACATTAAGCCGATTGTTGATAAACTGAAAGATTCTGCAACGCGAATCGGTGAAAAGTTTAATGAAATACTTGATGGTTTAGACTTAGAACCGATAGAAGAAAGCATCGGCTACATTTTTGATAAGATTGATGAACTGGTTGAAACTCTTCTCCCAGATATTGAAGACAGTATTGATACCTATATCAAGCCTGTCTTAGAGGATATTACTCAACTGATATTGCCTACGATTCTAAATCTGATTGGAAATATCATTGGATTTATTACTCCGATTATACATGGATTGTATACCTTGCTCAAACCGATTTGGGAAAACATATTACAACCTGCATTCCATAAGATTGCTGAGTGGTTTGAAAAAATCGGTCAAAAAATCGGTCCGCATTTAGAAGAGCTTGGCGGCAAACTCGGTATGCTCTTTGAAAAGTTGACGCCTATCGTTGAGGTGATATCAAAAATACTCGGTCCAGCTATCGAAGCGGTTTTGGATATTATCGGCGGAAAGGCTATGACCGTTCTTGAGATCATCATCGACACTATCGGAGATATCGTCGACGCGCTTGGTGGCTTAGCGGATTTTATATCAGGTGTCTTTTCCGGCGATTGGGAAAAGGCTTGGGATGGTATGGCTGATTTCGTTTTAGGCATAGTGAATGTCATAATTGATATTCTGAATGGCTTATGGCAAGGAATCTATTATGTCGTTGCGCTTATCGGCAACGCGATCGGCGGCTTAATCAAAGGTCTCGGCTCTTTGTTCGGGCAGGATTGGGGTTGGGAAATGCCAACGGAAGCTCCGTTGATTCAGCACTTAAAAATCCCCTCTCATGAAAGCTCCGGTGGAGGTTCTCACAGCGGTGGCGGTCGTGAAATCGGTCACTACGCATCCGGTGGTGTTTTTACCGCACCTACACTCGCTATCGTCGGTGATAATGCCGGCGCTGGCAGCGGTGACCCGGAGGTCGTCTCTCCGCTCAGCAAACTGCAGAACATGATGAACGCCGGCAATCAGTATGACACGACACTGCTGCAGTCGATCCTTGATTACCTCAAGCGGCTGTATGAGCAGTTTGTGATCTACACAAAGAACGGCGGCAACACCTATCAGTTTGTCGCTACACTGAACGGCAAGACCTTGTTCGAGGAGTTCGTCGAGCAGGTCAGGTTGTATAAAACACGTTACGGCGCGCTGCCGTGGTAGGGGAGGGATGAGTATTGGCAAACAACTATGAAGGGTGGATCCTCAAGATCAACGGTAATGTGATCCCCGGCAACTACTTTACCGATTATTCATCCACTCCCTCTCAGCGCCAGGAATCTGATGCACAGGTTGATCAGACGGGCGTCCTCCACAGGGCAACCATGCCGCATACGCGATCCTCCATCCGCTTCACGACGCACATCCTGACACTGGATGAGAAGATCGATCTGCAGAACCGTATGGGATACGCCGCGTCACACCAGCGCAACGTGTATGTGGAATACTGGAATGATGAGACAAACAGCTATTATTCCGGCACCTTCTATCTGCCTGATGTGGAGTTCTCGGTGATGGACTTTAACGCTGACACAATCCTATATAACCCGATATCGTTCGAGCTGATCGAGTATTGACGAGGTGAGAACATGATATCAGAATTATATGCGATCGATGATCTGCTCGTCAGCAGTTACGACAACGTCGTCACGATCGGGATCCAAAGCAAAGTCACAGGTGGGTGGAGCGATCCCGTTCCGCTGGATCCTTCCAACATTGTGTCGGAGAGCTTAGAGATCGAGCAGTCGATCTGTGATGATCAGGAGCTCAAGATCGGCGGCTGTATTCCGTCTCAGCTGACCCTCAGCCTGGTCGATGTCGCCGAGGATCTCAGCGGTAAGCAAATTGTCGTGACGGTACAGAGCCGATATCAAGGGGGGATATATCCATCCGATTCTCTGTACCCGAGGGACGATTTATATCCGAATACTCGTATTACCGATCCATATGTGCTGTTTGTCGGCCCGATCTATTCGTGCAAAAAGACAAGTAATTACCGAGTCAAGAAGCTCATCGCCTTTGATCGGATGTACTATCCTTCTTCGATCAAGTGTAAGAACCGTGTACAAAATTATCTGCATGCATACGATATGTCTCAGTTTAATTTTTCGCAGATGATAAATATTTTCTTCTCAAAAGCAAGGATCCAATTTTCTCATTTAAGTTTAATCAACGCCGGGACGTTGCTGGAGATGCATGAAGATTACTGGCAGGATATTGCCGACAACAAAACAACCTTTTTGGATCTGTATCGGTGGCTTTGTGAGCTCAACGGCGTCTTTCTGATCGAGGATACTCCGACAGTGCTTACCGACGTTCGGGCACGCCCTCGCGTGATAGCGCCATACCAAACGATCAATCAGATCTATGATATCTCATCCTATTCGATCGACGGATTCGATTATGATGATTTTGTTACCAAAGAGATCCGATGGGTACAGTTTGAGTACCGCAAAGGTAAAAAAATTGAATCTTTTAAAGTTGATCCTTATGAAGAGTACAGTCGTTACGATTCAGATAATCTTGTTTTGAACAGTGTTCAAAACCCGAGTGAAGCTAAGCCAATCATTGAGAATCTTAAAAACAATATGATTACCGGCGCAGTATATAGATACCGGCCGTTCAAGGCGTCGATATTCAATCGCTGGTGGGTGCAGGTCGGCGATCGGGTTCGCTTGCCTGCCAACGATCCCGAGATTCCGTTCATCGAGAGCATTGTCCTCTCCAGAAAGATCAAGGGAATGTACGGAATGACGGTCGAGATCGAGGCAAAAGGCGTCGAAATTATGGGAAAGGAGAACGATGAAGAAATAAATGAATCGTTATAACAAAACAGAATGGAGAAACGGACAGGCTCCTGCGCTTAATGAGGAGAATCTCAATAAGATTGAGGATGGAATCGAGGCGGTCACCAATGAAGTGATTGATTCTGTTCAAAATGTTCAGATGAGAGGATCATCTCCATATCCGAATGTTGACAGCGCAATTGAAAATAATGTTGACTATCGCGTTTTTAGAGAAGGAAACGGAAGCCCTTGTGGTTGGCTTCGGTTTTGCGGCGGTAAAAGCTATGTCGATGTAGAGGTTGCGCAAATCCGTTGGGATATGGATGGAAAGTTCTACAGAAGGAAGGGTATTGCAAATAGCGGCACCGTAACATGGGATAGCGCTTGGACCGCATTCGATCCGGACGACTTGATCAACGCCCTCGCTCTCAAAGCGAATACTCAGGATGTCAGAGACGCGCTGGCTCTCAAAGCAAATACTCAGGATATTGCCAAATCCCTCAAGTATGCGGTAGTAACAATCGATCCAAATGTTGACGCTGCGGATCGTAAGCTGGGTGATCTTGAAAACAATACCTATTCATGGGTGGATTCGGATGATTTCAGTGACGCTCCTGTCAGCGACGTCAGCATGGGTTGGATATTTACCATAAAGAGCCCTACGTCAAGTTACGGTATGCAGATGTGGATATCCCCGAAATATTTATATTGCTACACCAGACGTTGCGCTATCCAAAGCGGTAAAGTCGTATGGAACCCATGGTACGCGATGACGGATTCTACTCTGACGAAGGAGGGTGTCGCCGCTGACGCAAAGGCTGTCGGAGAAGCCCTCGCTCTCAAAGCGAATACTCAGGCTGTCGGAGAAGCCCTCGCTCTCAAAGCGAATACTCAGGATGTTAACCAAAAACTTACCAAATCCCTCAAGTATACAGAAGTGACAATCGACCCAAATGTTAGCGCCGCAGACCGCAAGCTGAGCGATCTTGAAAACAATACCTTTTCATGGGTGGATTCGGATGATTTCAGTGACGCTCCTGTCAGCGACGGCAGCATGGGTTGGATATTTACCATAAAGAGCCCTACGTCAAGTTACGGTATGCAGATGTGGATATCCCCGAAATATTTATATTGCTACACCAGACGTTGCGCTATCCAAAGCGGTAAAGTCGTATGGAACCCATGGTACGCGATGACGGATTCTACTCTGACGAAGGAGGGTGTCGCCGCTGACGCAAAGGCTGTCGGAGAAGCCTTGGCAGATATTGCGGTAAACTACAAGTCCGGCGCGGTCTACTATTCCTTCGGCGACTCTGTTACCAAAGGACGCATCGGCACGTGGGACGACTCTGTTTCCAACAGCACAAAAGTCTACCCAAACGCTGTAGCCGCCATGCTGCACATGACGCTGAATAATCAGGCTGTCGGCGGTCAGGGATTGATCGGTGATTGGGGACGCGCCAAAGCAGATAAGGGGATCATCGAGATGATCGCCGACCTCGATATGAGCGACGCGTCGCTGATCACCGTCGGCTGGGCGTACAACGACAACTATGCCTACGGCGTCTACAATAATCCTGCTGATATGGGAAGCTATACCGATGTAACAACAGTCGATGTTACCGACACAGAAGCGGTGAAGGCGCTGATCAGCTACAACGGCAACGGAAACCCGAAGTCATACGGAACTACCGTTATCGGCTACTACTACACTATCATGAAGTTGTTACAGACAAAGTGTCCCAACGCTCAGATCGTGCTTGTGACCGGTTACGGACATCCGGGAGGAGACAGTACTCAGCAGATCAACGCGACCTTGACCGACCAGTTCTCGCATACCTTCACCTTCAAAGACGGCGTACATACCGTGAAGGAACTCTATGACGAGCTTGAAAAGATGGCGCATCTTCATGGCTGGTGTTGTGTAAATCAGGCGAAGGGCTGCGCATTCAATGAGTTTAACGCGTCTGTGATGTTCGGCGACTTCATCCACCCTAATGAAAACGGTTACGCCGCGTACAGCAATAACCTCGCTCCGAGGATCGCAAGTTATTACGCTAACAGAAGAATTTGATGAAAAGGGGCGATACCGATTAAATGGTAGAACAAAACAAAGCACGTCGAGTCACTCGGCGTGCTTTGCGTTTTTAACAGAAAGGATTGATTTCAATGAAAGAATTTTTTCATCTTATCATTGCCGGAGCGCTCGGAGCGCTGGCGGCATATTTTAATGTACTGCTGATCCCTTTGGTCGTGCTGGCGGTCGTTATGGTGATTGACTATGTCACCGGTATGGCCGGCGCGGCATACAGCGGCAAGCTCAGTTCGCGCGTCGGCGTTCTCGGTATCCTCAAAAAGGCAGGATATCTGGCGCTCGTCGCCGTGGGTATGGTAGCGGATTATTTGATCGACTCCGCGCTGTTGAAGATCGGCATCGACATGCAGATCAACTATTGCTTCGGTATGATCATCACGATCTGGCTGATCATCAATGAGCTGATCTCCATTCTTGAGAATCTCGGCGAACTCGATGTGCCGCTCCCGGGCTTTTTGGTCAACATCATCAAATCATTAAAGAACAAGGTCGAAGATACTGCCGACGGCAAATATCACAAGAAAGACTCAGAAGCCGATAGCGACGGGGAACATTACAAAGAGGAATGAGGGAATGCCTATGGCGAGTATTGTGAACACAAAAGGGGTTGACATTTCAGAACACCAAGGCGACATCAACCTATCGAAAGTCAAAAGCGCCGGCTACAACTTCGTTATGATACGTTGCGGACAGGGAGGAAGCGGTAGAATCATAGACGCCGAGTTTTCGGATAACGTCAAAAAGGCTGAACAGCTTGGTATGCCTTGGGGCGTATATTTGTTCACAGAAGCCTGCTCGACTGCCGCAATCAAGGACGAGGTTGCCAAAATCGACAAACTGCTTAAACAGCAGAAAGCGAAGGGATATAAGCCTACGCTCCCGATTGCTCTTGATGTTGAGAAGGAGCGTCATATCGTTGACGGCGGCGGTTGGAACGCATCCAATGTCAAGAATATTACTGCAGTCTTTGTTAATGAAATCAGAAAGCTCGGCTATTATCCCGTTATCTATGCCGGATATTATCAGCTGCGCGACTGGATCAGCGCCGAAACGATCAGCAAATGCGATGTATGGCTGGCTCAATGGAGTTACGCACCTGACTGGACAAGAAATCTTGGGCTTTGGCAGTACGGCGGCGAGACAAACTTCCTTGAAAGCAACTCGATCGCCGGCGTCGGAACGATTGACAAAGACAGGTGCTACAAAGATTATCCATCGATCATCAAAAAAAGCGGATATAACGGATGGGGCGATCCATCTGATATCACAACAGACGATGGATTTGGTGCTCAGCTGCTCATAGATACCGCTTATGCGCTTCTGAACACGGACAAGCACCCCGATAGCTGCGATATCATGTACTGGTATGGTACCTTCTCTGACACAGTTAATTCCGTTGCTTGCTGCTGCGCCGGTATGATGTACCTGTTCAATGAAGCAGGAGCACTTGATCTAATCCCCGGAGGCAAAGTTGCTGACTGTGGATCCCTTTGCAAGAATTTTTACAACGCCGGTCAGCTTTACGGACCCGATGAAGTACAGCCCGGCGATCTGGTAATCTTTTCTTGGAGCAAAGAGAGATCTTCATACTGGCCTGCGTCTGAACTCGGATACAATACACTTGATCACGTTGAATTCTGCGTTGCAGTAGATAAAGACACAATCAAGTGCATTGGAGCCAATAACGGCGGAGACGAGTGTGATGATTTTCAAACTAAAACAAGGTCTAAGTCGAACATCTCCTGCTGCTGTCGTCCGAAGTACAACGATTATTCTGTCGTTTCCTTTGTAGCTGAAAACTACAGGGTCGAGACAGAAAACGGTTCTTCCGTGAGCTCTGTTCAGAGCTGGCTTAACAGCAACTATAGCACCGGTCTTGATGTAGATGGTATTTACGGACCCCTGACTAAGGCGGCGCTCGTTAAGGCTCTGCAAACAGAGCTTAACAGACAGTTCGGTGCCGGATTAGCGGTAGACGGCATCTACGGAGCACACACCGCATCTGCTTCAGTGTGTCTCTTTGTGGGCACTCAGGGTAATATTACAAAGACGTTGCAGGGCTTCTTGATCTGCAACGACTATGACACCAATGGCTTTGACGGTATCTTCGGCAGCGGCACTATGAACGCCGTTAAGTCGTTCCAGAGAGAGAACGACGCTACAGCAGACGGTATTGTCGGTCCTGTTACCTGGATGCTTTTGGCAGGCTAACCATGGTCGCTTGACAATTTCACTATAATGAATATAATTAAAGAAAAAGCCAGCCTCATTTTTTTGTGGCTGGCTTTTTATCTGTTTTTGGAGTATGCACCCCCGTATCCCAAAAACAGATAATGATTAAATATAAAAAATAACGTCGATCGATGTGGTTGCGCGGTCGAAGATAATACGGTCAACGAAATCATGTAACAGAGCGTTCTTTTCTTCCTCGCTCACAGATGGATCTCTGAGCGTCTGTATCGCATTTTTGTTTTCGTCGATGATTTTCTTGCTCAGGGCTTCTTCCGTGTGCTGTGGCTTCACTGCCTGCGCACGAAGGGCATTAATGCGCTCGTCGATCAGATCGCGGCTCTCGCGCAGCTCCTCAACCGTATATACGCCCGCTTCATATGCTTCGCGGATGCGGCTGTATTTTTGCAGTTCCTTTTCAATCATCGCCTCAATATCGAGCTCAGTCACCTCGGCGTTAGGCTGCGTGTTCTTTACAACGACATGGAACATTCCCGACTGAAAGAAGGTATCGATCGTACTGATCACCATTTCGTTGAGTCTCTTGATCGAAATATAGTGCGAGGATTTGCACTGACCCTTGGTGTAGCGAATACACTGTAAGCCTTGACCGCGCGCCGACATCGACAAGCTCGCGCCGCAATCGGAACATTTGACCAGACCGTGGAGCATATACATGTATTTCTTGCCCTTTTCGTGGGCGTATCTTGCGTGCTTCTTCGCGTTGACCTCATACACTGCCTGTACCTTATTGAAGCTGTCCTCGTCGATGATCGGCTCATGCTGACCGTCGACGATCATGATATTGGGATCATCATAATTGCGGCGCGTTCTGCCTTTCGGATTCCAGCGGATCTTCCCGATATATACCGGATTACGCAACACATAATCAACGGTGCGATTTTCCCACAGATTGCCGCGGGTGGTACGGATCCCCATGTCGTTGAGCTTGTGGGCAATCTGCAAGGCGCCCATACCGTTCAGATAATCGGCGTAAATCTGCCGCACGATCGGAGCAGTGTCGGGGTTGATCACATACTTCTTGTCGACGATATCGTACCCGAACGCCGGGATTGATACGGCGCCGCCGCGTTCAACTCTCTCAGTCATACCGCGTTTGACCTCGCCTGACAGATTGATACTGTAGAATTCATCGAACCACTCGATGATGCGCTCGATCAGACTGCCGAACGGTCCGTCGATGATCGGCTCTGAGATCGACTTGACGTCAATATTGTTTTTCGCAAGCATCCCCTTATAGAAGATACTTTCTTCCTGGTTACGGGCAAATCGGCTGAACTTCCACAGCAGCACCGCGGAGAACGGCGCCGGCTTCTGCTTGGCGGTCGCAATCATGCGGATGAAGTCCGGGCGCTTCTCGGCGCGTCTGCCGGAGATTCCGTCGTCGCGGAAGATGTACTCATTCGGTACGATGTATCCGTGCTGCTTGGCGTACTTGCGGATCTCCTTGATCTGACTGTCGGGGGAGAGCTCCGTCTGATTGTCGGTGCTGACGCGGATGTATGCCGCGGCGGTTTTCAATTCAATATTCATGCTACACCTCAAAAAGGGTATAAAAATACCCCTGTAAATTTCTATTGCAAAATTCACAAGGGTATGATAGAATATTGATATGGTTTGGCGACCATATTCGTGTTACACCCTTGTGTTACGCGAGCCGCTCTATCCTGTTCCAGCAGGGTAGGGCGGTTTTTTATCTTCATTATTTATAATTTGGATCGTACTTATTACACGCGCGTTCTAATTTCTTGAAATCACAACAAATACTCATCAGGAAAGCGTTGTCCTTTTTGACTGCGGCGTAATACGTCCTTGACGCGTGATCTAAAACATCAGCTTTGTGCTTGTTGATCCAAGTGATTTGTCGTTTTAATAATTCAGCGTACTTCTTATCAGGCTCGGCATTTATGTCAAAGTCAATCAATGCAGAACTATGAACCGGAATCATATTATTGAAGCCCAGCAATCCATATTTGCCACTGTCTATCATCAATATGTGTCTGCCGCTTTTGATATTTGCATGGTTAGGTTTGGGAGATTCCATCGGTACGAAGTACTGAAATTGTCCAACATATAGGACAACTCCAACATACGGGCGACGTTTGTTTTTGTTGTTCTGGACGCGCTGATCCCGACTTTTCAGATAACGTATGTATTTATCTTCTATCCTACAGATTCTTAATTTTTTCATAATAGCCCCTAAATATAAGACGGCGAGACAGACACTCGGGTGCCTATCTCGCCTTTTTGAGTTCCATCTTTACGGTGTGGACTTACCGCTTTTTCAAGTTCCAATTTAACGGCTTGGACTTTCCGCTTTTTTGAGTTCCAACTTACGGCATGGACTATCCGCTTAAAGAAAGGAGCAAATAAAAGTGACTATGGTTAATTATCTATTTGCTCTGAGGGTATTACCCCTCACTTATATTATACTCGAAAAAAAGCACAAAATCAACGGCGAGATGTAGGTTGATATTAGATTTTTATAAATATTATTTGTGCATATTGACTAAAACGTCATGACATAATTTGATCCTTCTTAAAAAAAGTAATTACTATTTTAATTACACATACTTAGTTCAATGTATAAAT